TATGTAGAATTGCCTGGTTTAGGTAAACAAGAAAGGATCGACCCGACTTTTATAGCAAGTGTTTTCACGGGTGCATTAGCTTCATTTGGACTGGAAACTGCAAAGAAAAGAGGAGATGGAACTTATAAAGCTGATGAAGAGAAAAAGAAAGCAGAAGCAGCAGGGGGATTTGCTAATGGTGTTCCTTATACCATTGTAAGAATTGAGACTCCAGTAAAATTAGTACCAGATAAACCAAAAGTTGATGAACTTACTGGCAAAAAAATTGATCCTGAAACAGGTAAATTGACATGAAAAAGCTATTAATTCTGTTCTTACTGGCTTCTCCCTGCCAAGCAGAGATCATATCTAAGCTTTCTAGCTCTACTTCTTTGTCGGTTGGAGGTAGTAGCACTCAGGCCGTGAGGATTCCGTCAACGTACGCAGTGTCGGGTACTAACATAAAGGTCAGCACTGGTGAACACATCGGTAAGCTTACGGCGGGATCAGCTACAGCAGCCGCTACGCTTGATGTCGGGACGTACGAGATAAACACAACAGGATCAGCGTTTTCGCTAAGCGAGTCGTGGACTCAAGGAGACGCTATACCAGCAATAGGAAGTGGTGTGGATGTCTCCTCTGGGGTAGTCGCAGACATGCCTGTCTTTGGTGACACAACCACTATCTCAGGTGGTGTTGCTGGTACACTTGCTGGCACTGTAGTCAGTTCTGGTGTGGTTACAGTTACAGCAGGTGGTGCAAATACTACGGCTGTAGGACAAGTAACCAGTGAACTCACGGCTAGATGAGGTTAATACTGTGCGTACCTTTTTATCTTTCGTATTGCTGTTTAGCCCTGCTGTTCAAGCCGTACCAGTGGTTCCTCAGTTTACACAAGGTACACAGACTACCCACACAGAAACGACTACAAAAATTACAGAGACAATCAACTCGATTGACATAGATACAGGCTGGCAATACACAGTGACAGGCACAAATATGAAACATTCTGGTTCATCTGTGTCTCCAACAACCATAACTGCCCCTTCTCAAACCACTGATGGCATTACTTACACATGGGTTGGCTTAGATCATTCCAACAAACCAAATTGGGAGCTAGAAGTACCAGGTTCAGCCTTTCAATTTACCGAAACATACGCTGCTCCTGGGGTCAGTCAGCAAACAATTATCCAAAGAACCACCGATCAAACAAGTGTCACCGACACAACAAGCATTTTTCAACAATAGTTTATGGATTACTATCGCTTAACTTCGCTTTGCCTGCTTACTCTGGTGATGTCGGCGGCGTTAGTGCTACCGCTGCTCCCAATGCTTCGTCTAGTGGAAGCGTTATCAACCAAGGAGTCCAAGTTTTACAGGGGCCATTCCACACCAATACATACGGAAATGGAATACAGTGCCAAGGAACGACCTTATCTATTACACCATTCATCACAGGAGCCTTATCGTTAAAGAGACCCTACGAAAGTTTCTATCAAGACCCCGTTTACGATACAAGTGACATGAATGACGATGGAATTATTGATAATCCAGGTCATGTTTTATATTTTAAAGACGTAAGAACAGGACAGAAGGACTCTACAAGCATCACAGGCGGCCTCTCAGCAACGCTTTCGGTCCCACTGGATAAAAGATTCACGAATCGTTGTTTGTCGGTTGCTACAACCCAAGACAAGATACAACAGCAAGTCTTAGCCAATAGAAGGCTTGATTTTGAAATCGCAAGGCTTCGTGAATGTAGTAATTTCAAGGCTAAAGGAATTAATTTTCATCCTGATAGCCCGTCGTATTCTATTTGTGCAGATATTTTGACGACTCCCTACAAGGAAGAACCAATACCTCATGTTCATTCTATTTCTTCAGACTCCTCTGCTCCGCTTGGCGTTCACGAAGTGAAAGCACCTTCGGTTTCTTCCCCCGAATAGCAAGGATCTTCTTAGTAATCTTTTTTGAAAGAGATTTAACCTGACCTTTCAGTTGTTTCTGTACCATCTTTGCGATGGGTTGGCCTAATACAGTGACTCCGACAACAGAAGTAATTGCTATCGCACTTGTATTAAGTAATGTCGTTGGTGGTGGAGTGTAAGTGTTAACAACCTCCAGTACACTTCTTTCCTCGTATAGAGTTTTGCATTGATTTCCATCTCGTTCATACCCTCGAATTATTTTTGTTCCGTATTTCCCGATTGCTCCTACTGGTAAATCGTCAGGTCTAGGGCAAGGAAGGATCTTAGGAACTAAAGGACTTGGTGGTGGGAGTGGTGAGTTGTTGTCTGCTATCTCATTATTGGTTTCTTCTTTCTTGTCTTCCTGTTTCTTTTTCTTTACAGGATCAATTTTTGGTGCGTCGGGTGCTGGTGGAGTTTCTGTTACGTTCTCTGGTCTGTAAGTAACAGGATTAAACGAAGGCATCCCTGCGTCACAGTACACCTGAACTCCCTTATCGTCATCTGTATTTAATTTTTTATTGCTACCTGCGTCTGGGTGTGCTTCAACGCAACCAGGGATTTCAAATATTAAATTAGGTGCTGGTAATGAAAGAGTTACGGGTGGAACATTGGGTATGTTCGGAGAAATCGTGTCGATAAAATTATCAGGGATAAAAATATTATCGACTTGTATATCTGGTATTTCATCCACTTAACAATCCACGAAGTCTCCACCAATATTTTTACCAATCTGTCCTGCTTTTTTAACAGCAACTGCACTAGCAATCCAGCCTATGATTGGGATATTGGATAATGTACTGGCAGCAGGAGTAGCAGTAACTAAAGAAGTTCCTACAATTTCGCCATTAGATTCTGCACTACCTTTGTTTTTAATACATTGAAGATAGCTAGCTGCTAATGCTGCATTTTCTCCAGGTTGATGTGCAACATATTCTTTCCTTGTGTAATCAGTTTTGCCATTCCATTTAGATTTTTCTGAACTAAATAGAACTGTTTTAGGTGAGTGCATGTTATGCCTTATCATCACCTCTAATCCTTTCTCATTTTTCTTGTATTGCATTTGGCTACTGCTGTTTTCTGTTGTAGCTAGTGATGCAAGATTAGGCAGCGAATCCCCTGACTTACTTAGTAAGACAAGGGAAAAGAAATTGCTACCGATTAATCCGAGACCGAGGAGAAGAGGAAGATAGTTACCTTCCTTCAACTGTGTCATAGCTTAGGTAATCCTGTTGTGGTGGGCATTGAAGGCATTGATTGTTTAACCAATGAAGGGATTTCACCTTTAACCTTATCCAGAATTATATTCACAACTTTATCTTTATTCAAGTAACCAAAAACACCAAGGCCAATAATCCCTAAGTTGAGGGCAAGAGAAGTAATTGCAATAGCTTTCATTTTGTTAATGTTTCTATCTTTTCAATGTAAGTGTTATTTTCCCATATTTCAAAACTTTTATGGTGCCATTGTCCATACATATCTTTACCTGTTGGTGCTTTTATCGGTGTGAAGGGTAGTTGTTCTACATGAGACCAAAATGGACTGTTGAATTTTGACCCTGTTTTATAGTGCCATAAAATAAACTGCTCAATAGTACTGACTTCTTTATGAAGTAATTGCAAACATTGAGGTATATCTAATTGATTGATAAAACGATCAAAGCCGATTTTGGCAATATATAAATATAAACCCGTAGCAGTTGCCTCTAACGGCTCAATAAAAGCACATTGATTACCATTCAATAAAGTACGTTCACCGACAAATGGGTTAAATGAACAATAGTTTTCAAACCTCATCGAATGCTCTATTTCTTCTACTCCAAAGCGTTCTTGAAAGTCTTGTGTTGCTTCCTCTTTAGAAGTTATATTTGCGTTGTATAAATAACCAAGACTTAGCTTGTCTTCAGTGGGAACGACAAAAGTCCAACCGTTAGGTGTTGCTTGCGCCTCTGTCCAAACCATTTCTTTCTTTGGCAGGCTTGCAAGTAAAACGGAATTAATAGGATTGACAATGGTGTCTAAGGTTTCTTTATCTATAGCTTTTCTACCTCTACAATCAATAATAAAATCAGCATCTACTTCTTTTTCAGGGTCATTTATTTCTTGTTCTCGAACATTAAATTTGCCACTAGATAAAACAACATCACTTAATTTTTTAGGAGTGTAATGCATTGCCACATTATCCATTGAATAAAAATCATGGAAGAATTGATCTTTCTTTCTTCCCCAGTTTTTATAAAGAATTCCTGTTTTTAATGTCGCACCAATTTTGTTATCGAACCAAGTTAAACCTAATGTTTCAGAAATTAATTCAGTGGTGATAGTGACTGTACCTTGCCCAACTTTTTCAATTGGGTGATGATTTGAGTCATGATATAAATCTATTTCTATAGGTACATCTAAATAGGGCGAATGTCTATAAAAATGTAATGCACTTATAATTCCTGCGTTACCTGCGCCAATAACGGCTAATTTCCTCATTCACTATCCTTATGAAAAGGATCATGCTTTTTAATATAGTCGTTATACCATTTCAAGAAAACGTCAGGAGCTAAATCGTCAACAAATTCTAATTTCTGTTTATTACCGTTTTCATCGGTATATTCCACGAAGGGTGTTGCCATAATATTTATTCGTTACCCATTCTTGTACTTGGGTAAAGTCTAGCATTTCCTGGCCATATGATCCTAACAGCTCCGACACCCATCGTGAGCGATGTATTAGCCTGATCTACCGTATCTCCACAACCAGCACCGTAAGGATTTCCTCCACCGCCACCTGCGGCTGCTGTTTGAGTAACACTAGATGGGGTACCACCAGAGCCGCCTTTTCCGCATCCTCTTTCGTCAAAACTACCACCACTACCTGTAGATTTAGCACCACCACCGCCAGGAGAAGTAGAATGACCAGCTAGACCTACGCCACCACCGCCTCCGACGACTTCAGTTCCAAAGCTATTATTTACGTTCCCTTGACCGCCACCGCCACCACTGGAACTATCACCACCGTCATTGCTACCACTATTTGCATAAGTTCCACCAACACCGCCATCAGAGTTATAACCTGCTGCACCACCTGCACCTCCAGACCATTTATTCACATTACCCCAACCACCTGTACCATAAGCTCCAGGTGATCCGCCATTTCTAACTTGAAATGTACTCACGTTAACAGCACTTCCGCCTCCTGGCCAAATTGTATTAGCTGCTTGAGCTATCACAGCCCAATCTGGGCTACTTGGAGTACCTTTGAAAACACGTGTACCCCATAAATATACTTTCTGAGTTAAATTATTTCGATAATAATCACTGTATGACAGACTGCCACCCATTATGTAGATAACCAGTGTCTCGCCTGCTGTAACGGATATATTGTTGGCATAGCATAGACCACCACCAGCACCACCCTGATATTGAGTAGCGTGAGCACCCTTACCAACGCACACTAATGATATTGAACTAACTCCAGTAGGCACCGTCCATGTTGTTTCGTAATAATTTTGACCACCGTTAGCAGTCCACACCTGCTGACCTGCGACTTCTCCTGGGCCACCACCTAATAGCATCTGTTGTATAGGCATTAGCTTAATCCCGCACCTGAGATGTAAAATTCATTAGCTCCAGTACAAAGTAAAGTAGCCATCCCACGTCCAGCAAGAGTCCTATTTCCTGTACTAGCATCAGCAGAGTTATACATAGTTACCCCAGAACCTTGAGTAAGTGTTTGATCTGAACCACTATTATTAATAATAGTTATTGCATCACCTGTTGCAAATATATTTTGAGCAACAGTAACTCCACCTGTAGTTATATTGATATGTTTGCCAGCATCACTAGCTACCAATGTATAAGCTGAAGTTTGAGCATTTGCAGGTATCTTTCTTACATCTCCCTTATCATCGGTAACTGATCCAGTAACGGTTACTCCCGATGATGTCGTCGTTAATCTGACATTCCCCGAATTGTACAAATAAACAGCACCCGCCGCCGTTGTGTAGATGTCATATCTGCCAGTCGTTCCATCATGAGAACCTATTGACCAATCTAAATACTCAGCATTACCTTTATTCTCAAAACGAACGTCGCCGTCATCTTCAACATAAAATCTAAAACCAGTATTAAGGCTAGTGTTATAGGTCTCGTTTCCTATCCGACCATACCAAACATTAGTATCATCACCAGAAATATTAATAACTGGTCCTGCACTTCCGTCATCCGTGAATGAAGCCGCACCAGCGGAAATTGTTCCTGCTACTGTTGCTCCACCACTAGTCGTCTCAAACTTCTTACTCCCGTCCCAATAGAGCTCTACGGCTCCGTTATTGATGCACTTAAGAGCATTATCAGCACCTCCATCACTTGCATTTGTTGATAACTGTATATTCGTATTAGCTCTTAGGTAGATCCCACCACCTACATGATTAACCATAAAACCATCTGTACCATCCGAGTAGATCTGGAGATCTGATCCATCACCAAGTTTTATTTTGTCAGAATCAGCAAAAATTAGATCATCTCTACACCAGACATCGTTTGCTCTAGTTTGTAACTTAATTGTATCGTCGTAGTAGAGTTCTACGCCTCCGTCAGCTATAAACTTAGCTATAGTTTCACCACCACTATCATCTTGAAATACAATATTAGGTGCTTGGATCTTAACAGCAGTAGCACTATCTCTAATTGTTAAGTTTCCAGTAGTGTTGTTTAGCCATGAATCAGTCCCATCATGGTAGATCTCTAGATCTGCACCAGTTCCTACCTTTATTTTTGCATTATCATCAAATTTAAAAGCACTATCTGATTTATCCCACAAAGAATTATAACTAGCACCATTGAAAGATACGTCTCCATCATGAGTAGCACCGTCATCTACATGAACACCAGTGATATTTGTTCCTGTACTGGTCGTCTCAAACTTCTTACTCCCGTCATGATATAGCTCTACGGCTCCATCTTTTATAAAACTAGCAGCCGAATCAGTTCCAAATTTTATATCAATATTTCCAGAAGCTCCAGTCTTATCAATAGTAAAATTAGCTAGTCCGTTATGTTTTACATAAGTATGACCAGGTACACCAGTTAAATGGTAAATTTCTAGATCATTATCACCACCAAATCTAGCGTAAATATTATCGTTAAAACCAATACTTCCTGTGAATGTACCACCAGTTTTGGGCATTAAAGTAGTGGAAGGAGTTACTCCTCCTTGCCATGCACTACCGTTATAAACTTGTAATTCATTATTAGTTGTATTGAAATATAAATCTCCATCAGCTAAAGCATTACCACCTCCATCAGTAGAAGGGGCTGAAGATGCTATTTGATATAAATCAGCAAAGTTATTAACATCACTAATATTGTTTGCGACTGTATTTATATTGGCAATGTTTGGTGAAACATTTGTAGCAACACTTGTAACTTCTGTTGCTTTAGGAACTAAACGATGAAAACTATATGTATGTAGTGTTGCAGTAGTTTCAACAATTCCTCCGTAATCTGCTGCTAAAACAGTTGTTCCACATCCTGTGATTGTTACCGTATTTCCTGATCCTGCTCCGTTTGCAATGGTAACTGTTCCTCCAGAAGGAGTATGAGATGCAGCAAATGCTTTGATACTTACAAGAGTTCCTGTTCCATTGTTTACGTCAGGGTTAGCAGTAGGAAAAGATGTTTCATTGGCTATTGGTACGAAGCCACCGACATCGTCAACTAAATCGATAATTCGATCATTGATAGCTGCTGTTGTTGCAATCGTTGTATCGTTGTCAGGAAAAGCATCTCCGTCTTTAATTGTGTCTCCAGTGCTTACATTGAAGTAACGAGCATCAGATTCAGTCTCTGTGTAATACCTATTATCTAATTGTCCTGCATCTAATTCGGTTTCTGTGTAATACCTGTTGTCTAGTTGACCTGCATCTAACTCTGTTTCTGTGTAGTAGCGACCATCTAAAGTTCCTGTTGCTAGATCTCCTGCAACGATTGTTCCATCTGTAATGTTTGTAGTTGTGACGACGACATTTGCTAATTGCCCGCTACTAAAGACTTTTGTATCTACATAGTTCTTAGTTGCTGCATCCTGTGCTGCTGTTGGGTCTCCTACTCCTGTAACTTTATTTGTACCCATTGCCAAGGCACCTGTCATTGAGTCACCAGCTTTTGTAAGTTTTAAAGCATCCTTTGTATCTACATAATTTTTTGTCGCTGCATCCTGTGCTGCTGTTGGGTCAGAAACTTCTGTTAACCTTTTATTTCCTAGACTTGGTAGACCTGTAGATTCTGAAATCGTTACGGTTTGGAATTGGCTATCTTTTAACTCTTGGTCAATATATAAACTTTGTAGAGCACTTGTATCTAAGTCGTTAGCGGTAAGAGTAGAACCATCTGCATAATCAACAAGAGGTGTATCTAGTGATGAGTTTCTTCTTATTTCTAGTCTTACATTTGCAGAAGCTGTTGCTGTTCCCAGTCGTATAAGTTTAGGAGATACGTTGGTTATTACCTGATATTCTGTTGCTCCTGCTCCTTGATTTAACTTGGTGTAATCTTTATAAACTTCAATGTGTGCTTCCTTGATATAGGGGAAGGTAAAAGTAAAATCAGTAGTTCCACTAGCTGAAGTAGTGCTGATTACTCTCGTTGATCCGACTGTGTAACTCATGGCTTAGTAGTTGACCTTCTGGTTAAATTCTGACGTATTCCCTCCATTCTGCCTTATTTCGTCTGGATGTGGATCACCAAGTTTGTATAATTCATTGGCACGTTCTTCCCTCCTTTGTTTATGTTCTTCAATTAATACCTCTAAACGATAAGGATTACTAGGGTCTGCTGTAAATAATGTTTTAGCTCTTCTCTTATAGTCTTCAATAATTGTATTAAGGACTGAAGCCCTTGGAGATTCAGAAAAAGATCTTCCTACGTTAGGTAAGTTTGGATTTTGATAGTCAGGAGAACTCATTCTATGAAATAAAGCTTCGACTAAAATCATATTTCCGTATTCAGGATGAGGTTCTTTTGCTATGTAATCTTTGTATCTGTTATATGCGTCTGTACTAAGTGTTACTCCTTTTTGAAGATCTTCAGGTCTAGGTGGCCCCCATATTGCACCGTACCCAGATAGTCTTAGCATCTCTTCCATTACATAATTATTCTTACCTTCTTGGCTATAACCTCTCTTTGCCATTGAAGGATCTAACATTGCAGGAATAGCAGTTAACACAAAAGAAGAACTCATTCTTGCTAACCAAGGAGCATCATCTGTTGGCATATATTCATCGCCTAAGAAGCCTGCATTTAAGTAAGGTTCTTGAGTTATCCAATTAGTTCTAGGTGGAAGTGATTCTGACCAGCCAGGTGTAGCATTTTTAAATTCATTTAATAACTGATCTCCGAAATTCAAGAAAGCATTGTCTGTACCTATCAAGTCATAATTTATATTCAGTCCTGTATCTTCGTTAAAGAAAGTATTTTCTCCTTCTGGATTAATAATTGGTCTTTCTCCACCAGCAGGAATAACTCTTTTCTTTGTATCAAAAGCCTGTCTGATCGTTCTTAAATGAGAAGATCTAGGCATTATGCTTGTAAAGAATCTTTGTACTCCTCTAGCTAAACGACTTCTTTCTCCTGGTTCTGGTGCAATCCTTCCATAACCACTGCCAGCTATTCCCATTACTGTATCTAAGAAACTTGCAATCCCTTGGTAGTAGATAGATCTATATCTTCCTGCTAAAACTCTTGATCCTAATTGAACAACTAAACCTGCACCTAGATTCTTTCTGTCGTCTTCTGTCAACATGTGTGAGAGTTCATTGTAATCAGCCAATCCTGCAATTAATGTTGCTGCTGGTTCAAAAGCTCTGTAAGAGTTCCATCTTCCATACTGTCGAACTCCGTTCTCATCAAACCATCTCATTCTCCATGACATAGGTTCACGACCTGTCCTCTTCCATTTGTCAAAAGCGAGAGGATTTAATGGCCCTGCTCCTGTAAATTCAATAGGAGAGTTTTCATTACCAAATACAAATCCATTAAGTAAGCCTATTGCTGTTGCACCTGTTGCAACTTCTGCTTTCCAATGTTTTGCAATATAACTATTTTCATCAAATATATCTCTGTAAAAACTATCAACAGTCAAGTTCCCACCAGGGATCATCCTGATTGCTTGTTTAGTAATATCACCAGGACTTCTATTAAAAGGTTGAATAAGTGTAGCGACATATCCATGTTTCATGTTTTGGAAACGACCCCATAAACTTGGAACAAGTGACCAGCTTATTGTTGTTCTAGGAGTCCAATCACCTTCAGCAGGTAATGTTTTATTCCCAAATCTCATTATTTCACTATATTTAGCAGCTAATTTGTTTGGTATTTGTTTTCCTTCTTTATAACTTTGTGCAAATTCATTAATAGCGTCAAAGTCTTTAGGGTCGATGCCACTTTCTATTGCTAGATCTTGTCCATAAGAGAAAGTTCTTTTACCCATTTTTGCTCTTATATCATCTGTAAAAGTAAGCATCCGACCTATTTGGATAGCTGCTGGATGTTTCATTACTGCATCTGCAATCGTTTCTCCATTTACAACGGCTGAACTCTTAAAGAAATTAACTTTTGCTTGTGCCCATTTTCCTGCGTAGTGATAAGCATCAATTCCTTTTAATCCTTCTTTTCCTGCTTGACTTAGACCTTCTTCAAATCCAACAGTATAAAGCAAACTATTTCCTACTAATGCCTTTTGGAAAGTTTCAATACTTCCTTGTCCTCTTAGATCAAAAGTATTAATTCTCCAAAGCCAATCAAGAGCAGTAGCAGGAGAACTTTTATCTATTTCTTGAAATAAAGGGAAAGTATTTAAGTCAAAAGCTCTTGCATTATTGCTTTGTTTTTTTCCTGCTTCTGAAAGTTGATGGGCTTTATCAACTTCTTTGTAATTGTTTAAATCCCAAGCAGAAGATCTTCGGCCTGGATCGTAAAGAGTTTGTCCTAATTGGAATGATTTTGTTGCAAGTTTTAAAGCACCATAAGCTTCGACTAAATATCTTTGATACATCAATGCAGCCATTGGTATTTTATTTAATTTTGGTTTACGACTAAATACATCAACTCCTGCATAAACAACAGGTTCTAAAGACATTCTTGCAATAGGTGTTCCTGCTTGAACTGCCCATGTAAAAGGAGCAGTTAATAGTTGTGCAACTCTATAAGTTGTAAAAGTCCTCATACCTTTTTCAAGGCTGAATTCAGGAGTTTCTTTGAGTTCTTCAACTATTATCTCTCCTGGTTTTTTTGTTCCTCCATCAACAGGGCTAGGGCCATCCATTAAATCAGTTAATGCAATAACACCATCAGGGCCATCAGCATCAGCAGCAATTATTGCTATTTGATTTAATCCAGACTTTGCTTCAGGTGTCCAATTTCTTGTTCTCATTGCCTCTTGTACTGCTGGAGGGAAGTTCTCAAATACATCCATATCTATTTCAACTATCTCTGTCATATCCATTTTGATATTTGGAGTCGGTTCATTCGTTAATTTGATTCCTTGTAAGTCTGGTAATTGTGCCTGTGTTGTTGCTAATAATTGACCTGTTGCTCTAGTAATTGTTTGATATAACTTGACCATTCTTACGGCTGCTGAGATGCTTGCTTCTAGTTCTGAAGCTGCTTGTTGATAATTAATAGTGTTAATGTTTGCTTCGTTTAATACTCTTTGAGCAGCTTTTGCTGTCTCTTGACTTGTTAATTGAACACCAATTCTAAGTTTTAAAAGGTTCTTAACATTGGTTACATTGTCTGCAAGTTTCCTTGCAAGTCCTTTATTCAAGTCAAAAATATCTTCTGCATTAACACCAAAACGTGCAGCATCTTCTATTGCTTCACTTAAAAGTTCTTGAGTATTTACAGAAGGAAGACCTGTTGAAATAATACGGTCTAATCTATGACTAATTGCATCCCATAATATTTGTATCTCAGGAACTTCTGGCCCGTAAATCTTCTTACCAGTTGGACTTTTAACAGCCATAACATCATCCCATAGAGATGAATCTGTAATCTTTAATTCTCCTCTTCTCCAAGCATCAAGAGCTTTTAAGAAGTCTTCTTTAAGACCTTCTTTCTCTCCAGTAGTTGCTTCCCATCTGGAAACTCCTGGTTCATTTATCTTTTGTCTTTTAGTTTCTTCTACTAATTGTTCATCTTTTATTTCATTTTCAACTTTTGTCGTTTCAGTTTGATCTATTAATTGTTGATCTTGAATTTCATCAATTTGTTTTTTTAGTTCTGTTGCTTTTTTATTCCAATTTCTATTTCTAATTGCTTCTTTTGTTAACTTTCTTTTGCCGTTAACAGTGGTATAAGACTTACCTTTTTCTGGTTTTGGTGGCTCTGGCCCTAAAGCTTCTAATTCAGATTTCAAATTTGCAAGATCTGTCTTTCTTTGCTGTCTAAGGAATTGATCTTCAGGATTTAATCTGGCTTTAATGTTAGGTATTCTTCTGTTAAATTGAGCTTTTTCAAATTCAGCTTCACGCTTTAATTCAGCTAATGCTTCATCAGCAGTAAGTCCTTCTTCTTGTAAGATTTTCTTTCCGCTTTCTGTCGCTCTAGCAACATCTAATTGCTTTTGTTTTTTAAGAAGTTGTAATTGTCTTTGTTGTGCTTTACTAAAATCTAACGAATGTTCTCTGATAATTTTTGTATTTCTTTGTTTCAAGAAATCGTTAAATATTTTTTTAGTTCTTGGCCCACCAAAAGACGCATGAATACTGGCCCATAAGTCTTGGAAAAAGACACCAATTCTATATATAAGACTTTGAAAACTATCAGTAACTATAAAATCACTGCCTTTTGTAACACCTTTAATGTTTTGTAATATACCTTCGTCTAATTTTGCGAAAAACGCATCAGTTAAGTTTTCTGCAAAGTATTCATCAATATCGACATATCTATAATTAGCCTCAGAGTATTTTCTACGTCTAAAATTTTTCAATTCTTCTGCAGTTGCTTTCTTTTTCCATTTTGCTTTTGCTCGTTTAAATTCTTTTTTATATCTTATTAAATCTTTTTCAGGTAAATACCTAGATAAAGAGTGCCAAAGTTCATGTACTAATGTTCTAGGTAATTCACCTTCTTCTATTATTTTTTTTCTAATTTTAACCAGCTTGCTAGTAAAATCAAATTGCCCCATTTGGCCTATTTTATTGGTAATACTTAAAGCGACATCATCAAACATGTGTCGGCCTATTGTATTTATAAAATCTTTTGCAAGTTCAACTTCTTCACGATCTATGCCTTGTGCTGGATATTTATCACCTAATCTTTTTAATAATTTTTCTGCACCTCTGTAAGGTGTTAATCCTCTTCCAGCCTCATCTATACCTTTAAATGGTTTAGGTTTTCTAGCTACGGCATAATCAATAATTTCATCGTATGATTTTCCAAAAGCAATCATATTTCCAATTTCTTCATCGACTGGAATATCGCCACGCCACATACCTTCGGCAATTTGTTCAGTTCTTTCATTAAGTTCGCTGACTAATCTTTCTTCTTCTGCTTGTTTCGCTATAGTTTCTTCTTCTAATTTCCTTGCAACCTGTTGTATTCTTTCTTCTGGTACAGGTCTACCTTGTGAATCAACCCATCCAATATCATCTCCTTTCCAAGTAAAGCCTTCTTCTAAATCTAAAGCTTCATCTATGCCAGTCCAGTTTTCAGTATCAGCCAAGCGTCCTTCGTAAACAGCTTCATTGCCATCAATGTCTAAAAATTTAATACTTTTACCTTGTGCTGTTCTTGCTCGTTCCCATAATAAATTTCGTTGTTCTGGTGGAATGTGAGCCATTGATTTATCAAAGGCTGCCCTATCAAGTCTGTTTTGTATTCTTTGGAAACTAGGTTCTGCTGCTAATTCATCAGCAACAGTTTCAATTTGTTGTTGCTTGGCAACGTATTCTTTTGTTCCAGGTTTTAAATTTGCAAGATCTTCTATTAACCATTTACCTCTTATTCCTTTAAGGATTGCACCAATTCCAAAATCTATTCCCCATCCTTCAAGCATATTTTTTAATCGACCTTGTAATCCTTTGTCGTTAGGGTTGCTCTTTAAATCTTGGACTAAAGGAATAGTTTCCAGCCAACTGAAATAAGGAGTATTAGTAGCAAGATCAAAGAGGCGACCTTCGTATTGGTCAAAACCAGCAAAGTCAACAATTAAACCTTTTGGATTAAGAGTCGCATTAGTTGCTGCACCAGCACCAAAACCAACAAGACTACCTACTTTTTGAGCTTTCCTTCCTCCTCCTAATGTTTTAGCAACTGTTGTTGCAGTACCTGTTTGTATTGCTTTCTCTATCTTTTTTGCTTTTTGAGTTGCAGTTGCTATCCCTGTTCCAAGCTTAGTTCCTTTAAGACCAAGGTTTGCAACCTTCAAGGCTTTACTAAGAGTTACCCATTCAAGTCCAAACTGAAGAACTCCTGTTACAAAATCTTCAACACCACCACTACTTTTAAGCTTTTGAGGTTTCCATCCTCCCATTCCAATAATGGGTTTATCTGGTTCTTCTGCTGTAGTTCCTTCTCCTACTCCAAAGTAACCACCTATATCTCTAATAGTGTCGCTTCCTTCTTGCAGAGCATTTATCCCTGCATTTATAACCATGCGAGGAGGGAGTGATTTATTTAATAGAGGTAGTTTTTGTAGTTGATCTCCCTCTAAAGTATTCCTAATTGAATCGACAAATGAAGTTTTCTTAGTTGGTTGAACTTCTTTTTTCTGTTCTTTCTTTGGTTCCTTTTCTTCGTATTCCTTGTATTCAAGCTTCTGTTCACCTGTTTCAGGATCTGTAACGTAAATAATTGGCATGGCGAATCAGTCTATTTAATGATGATACTTGAGCTTTAGACGTTTGGAAGTTCTACATTACCTCCAAGCATCCTTTTTATAGTTTCGACTTCATTTGCATTTGGATTATTTTTTAACTTGTTAAACATCTTAGATCTTCTTAAAGTTGATCTCGAAGGATCAATGTCAAAACTAGGATTACCTGCAATTAAAACATCTTCTGAAGTAGTTAATGCTAATAGTTCTTCTAATCTTTGCATCATGGGTGCAGCTTGTTCTTGTAATCCATGAGCTTTAATCTGATAACGAATATAATCAAAGACTGTTAAACCTGATCTACTGATTATCTTCTGAGTAGAAGAACCGAATGGAATTTGACTAAGAGGTGTTCCTTCTTCTAATTGATTTAATTGTTCGACAAATACTTCTTTACTGTATAAAGGACTTTTTTCTGTATAGGATTTTAGTCTGACATTCTCAGCAGCATCGCCTCTATTGCCTCCTGCTAAGCTATAAAGAAGAGCATCAGGTGTTTCACCATAAAACTCAACAGCAGTAGGAGGTTTATTAACAGGTCTGTTTCTGTCTATTCTTGGTACTCCTAATCCTCCTGAGTTATAACCTTGTATTAAGTCACCAGAATGAATACCTTGATTTACCTTTGTGGTAATAGATAAAGAGTTTGCTACTTCTTCTTCTGCTTTTTTATATATAATACTTAGTTTTTCTATTTTCTCTTCATAAGGTATATTTAGTTCTCTAACTTTGTTAGCCTCTACTCTATATTTTCTTGTTGTAATGTTTATTAATAGTCCTTCGTTTGCACTGATAACACCTCGACTAAATTCTCCTGCTATTAATACATCTTCTTCGGCTCTTGCATTTAATAGTTTAAGAATAGAACTTTTCTCTTGATCCATTATTGCTTTTGTAAAATCTTTATCTTCTTGTGTTTTAATAGGTGCAACTTGTGATCTTAAATAATTTCTTTGATCTCTAGTAATAAGATTATTCTTGTGATAGAACCTAATCTCAGCTAATAATTCAGTAGGATTAGCCATCCCGTTGTCAATTCTTTCTTGAAGTAAATCATTGTTTGAATCTTTCATATCAATACCTCTACCATTTCTCCATATCTCCATCCTGCTACTTAAAATATTTAATCTCCCTTCTCTTTCGTGATGGTTTGAAAGTTTATTGATTTCTTTTCTTTGTTCTCTTTCCCATTGCTGCATACCAGTTAGATCAATTTCTTGAGATATTATTCCCCCTGGGGTTTTAACTTCAAAAGGATCTAGTTCTTCTGTTTCAGGATCAGAGTCAGTAAACCTTGCTATTGCTTCATCAAATAATTGATTCTGATAATCTTCGCCTTTCTTCACTGCTCCTTGATCTGCATACCTGTCATAAATTGCTTGAATTTCTAATGTTTTAGCTTTTAAATCTGCTCTTACTTTTGCTTCACCTCCTAATTCATTAATAAGTAATGGAGGATTATCACCAGGCCCAACCCTTGTATTTAATAATTCGCTAGTAAACAATTCAATTCTCTTTTCTAATTCATATCTATCATCTGTACTAGCAGCTAATTGTTTTGCAAGGTTGTCTATGAAATTAGTTTTCTTAGTTGAGTAAGATTTTTTACTTGATCCACTATTTTTATGTGTATCAAAAAGACCTTTAAAAGTAGAACCATCACCTGTAATTAGGTTTTGATTAATTGCATTGGCTAAGTTAATATCAAAAGTTTCATTAATTCTTCGGTCTTGTTCATCTGCAAAGATAGTAGATAATGCTGCTCTACTGTTACCAATTTGAGCTTGTAGTTGTGGTGTTAATTCAGCTAATACTTCAGGGTCTGAAATATTATTTCTAATATATTCTTGTACTGCTTCGTTAAAACGATTAGGTTCACCTTCTGGTGGGTTTGGATTTAATATTATAGATTCTCCATCATCACCTTTTAAACTTTTCAAGTATGGAGTTAAGCCATAAATAGCTTCTAATCCTTGACGCTTTTGTAGTGCTTTCTGGTAATAATAATCTGTTCTTGGATCTAAGTTTCTAGCTAAAGAATAACGATCCTTTGCTGATGGGTCTTGTGTTTTTTCGACTTCATCTTCTGCTTTATCTCTAACCTTATCTAAAGGTTTTAATGTCGGTTCTTTCTTGAGATAATCTTCAGCAACATATTTTTCTGCATCTGCTTCTGCTTTCTTCTCTAGCTCTCCTTGGTATTGGAAAAATGATGATGCGACATTTTGCAGATTAGCATTTAAAGAACTTAAGGAATTGACAAGGTTCTTTGTGTTTTGTATTTCTGCTGGTTCTGGTAATTTTGCTAACTGACCAAGTGAGACTGCTCCAGGTGCATTAGGTGAACCTGCTCTTACATAAGTATCGACAGGTGCAGCTTTAGGTTGAAGTGAAGGAATTTGTAAAGACATAATTTAAACTTTTGACCAAGGGTTCCATTTGGTAACATCTCCTTGTCCTGCCGAAATGCCAGAAGAAGCAGTAAATCCAGCTTGTGCTCCACTTAAGCCAGCATTTAATAGTCCTAACATTCCTGGCCCACTTACTTTCCCTCGTTTTATAGGTTTCATAGGATCTAATATCGTTCGTTCTAAGTATGGTTGTTGACTTGCAATTCGACTAGCCCTATCTGCACCTGCTCCTTTCTTCCGTTGTTGTATTTGTTGACCAGTAAAGGCTAGGTTCCTATTTGTTATGTAGTCAAATTGTGCTTGTTGTCGCCTCCAATCAGCAATTAAATTATTAACAGTATTGCCAACACGACCATCTGCAATAACTTCGCCTCTACCTCTTAAGAAATCTTTTTGTGCTTCTCTTTTTGCTTGACCTGCTGCTGCCTGTTCTTGTTGTAACTGTAAATTTAATTGTGCTATATCATTCTCATAGGCTGTGTTAGCAAGGAAAGTATTTTGTTCGATTAAATCTTCTTGTAGTTGTTTTTGTTGTTCTTCTCCTGTTCTAGTTGCTTCTGTTTGCAACACATTATATTGATATTCCTGTTCTGCTATTTGATTCTCAAATTCTATCTGTGCGTTCTGTGCTCTAGTCGCAGCCTGTTGCTGCATTATTGAAAGTCCTGCTGACAGGACTCCCATTACTATCGGAATAGGGCCGCACATAATTAGATCCTCACGAACTCATAGAACAAACGACCTTCTGGCCCATATTCTGAGTGCTTTTTAATGAATGTAAATCCCATCCATTGAAGCC